GTCAAGTAATTGGGTTATCTAAATTAAATAGAATAGTTGAATTATTTGGTAGAAGAGGAGCTATCCAAGAACAACTAACCTCAGCTATACATAATGCTGTATCTAAAATTACAGAAGGTAATAAAGGTGTTATTGTTACAATAGTAGGAACACATAATTGTGTTTCATGCCGAGGAGTAAAACATCAAGGTGCTGCAATGGTCACCACTAAAGCATCAGGTGTATTTAGAGATAATAAAAATTTATCACGCAAAGAATTTTTTGATAGTTTAAAAATTAATAACGGAGGACACAATATATAAATCATGAAAAAACAACCAACAAAAAATTACTCAAAAATGAGTAAAAAAGAACTAGAAGCATTTGCAAGAGATTATGGATTAGAATTAGATAAAAGATTAAAAAAAGATACTCTTGTGCGTATAGTAGAATCAACAGTTAAAAGACATAATGAGGAGTTAAATGTAGTTAAAAAAAAATATAATAAATCTTATTATAAAAAACTTATAATATTAACTATAATAATGGCTGTTAGTTTTATAATTTTAAGAACTTGTACATAAAAAACTAATATGAAAGATAAAGAAAAATATGTTCCATTTGTAAGTGAAGTTGAAGAATTTAATGCTACAATGGGTAAACCCAATAACTATGAACCAACAATACCCGAAAAAAAGGAATGGCAGTTCGTATATGACTTCATCCTTGAAGAACTTGAAGAATATAAACATGCGTGTGAAACAGGGAATATTACTGAAGTTCTTGATGCTTTATGTGACATTACCTACGTTTCATTGGGTAACGGAGCTATGTTACATGGTCTTAAAGATAAAGTATGGCCAGCGTATAAAGAAGTACAAGCGTCAAATATGTCAAAAGCTTGCGTTAGTGAAGAAGAGGCACAAGAGACCGTTAGGGTACGTTCCGAAGAGCAAAAGGAAGCGTGTCACTATGAAAAGGTTGGAGACTATTATATTGTCTATAGAACACGTGACAAAAAAGTTATGAAAAACATAAATTATTTTAGACCAAACTTAAAACAGTTTTTAAAATAGTATGTATAAAAAATGTTATGCCGAATATAAAAGTTATAATAAATATTTAATCCATCTTTGGGAAGATTCAGGTTATTCACAACATGAATTTACTGTTCCTGCTTATGAAGAATGTAATGAAGATGAAGCTAAATATAAAGGTCTAAATGGGGAACCTTTAAAAAAGATATATAAATGGAAAAGAGCTAACCCACAGCTCCATTTTCATGATATGACTCCATACCAAAACTTTCTAGTTGATAAGTATGGAATTAATGATGAACCTTCAACTACTCATAAAGAAATATTTTTTGATATAGAAATTGAAATGGGTGATGCTTTAACCCCAGAATATATTCAATCTGCACCTAAAAAAGTAACCTCTATTGCTTGGTATTTTAAACAAGAAGATGAATGGAAAATCATTATTTTAGATCCTAAACAGCAAATTCAACCAACAGTAAATGGAAATAAAGAAATAATCCCTGTTTATAATGAAGAAGTACTGTTATCTAAATTTCTTACTTATATGAGAGAATTAGATCCCGATATTCTTGTAGGTTATAATAGTGATTATTTTGATATCCCTTATTTATATTATAGAATTAAAAATGTGTTAGGGGAAGAAATGGTTGAGTATTTATCTCCTATTTTAAAAGTTAAAGAAAAACGTAGTTTTAGAACAGGTGAAATATATGATTCAAAACAACCTATTGAAATAGCAGGGGTTGAATCACTTGACTACATGCGTTTACATAAAAAATATAGTTGGGAAGATGAACCAAGTTGGAAATTAGATGCATTAGGTGAAAAATATACAGGGTTAAATAAAATAGAATATAATGGTTCTTTAGATAGATTATTTGAAGAAGACATTGAAACATTCATAGAATATAACTTTCGTGATGTTGAAATTTTAGTTGAGTTAGATAAAAAATTAGAATATTTAGCGTTAACTAAAAATCTATCCCATAAAGGCAAACACAACTATGGAGAAGTTTACCATAATACAGTAACTCAAGATGGAGCCATTTCAGCTTATTTATTATCCCAAGGAATAATTCCACCTCCAAAAGAAAAACATCCTGAAAAGAAAAAAGGTTATGCTGGTGGTTATTTATTTTGCCCTAAAGCAGGTGTATACAAATATATGTTTGATGAAGATTTAACTTCATTATACCCTTGTATTATTATGTCTTTAAATATAGGTAAAGAAACAATGGTAGGTAGGATTATAAGTGATACTTTACCTGAAAATTTAAGATATAGACCTTATAAAGTAGAAGATAAGATAAGTAAAACATCATATTATTCTCCTTCTAGAAATAACTATTTGGGATTAAATGATTTAAAGAAAAAAAATCCACAAGAAAAACTTACAATTGAAAATGCTAAAGGTAAACGTACCCAAATTGAAGTAGGTAATTTAATTAATTTAATTGAAGATATGAAAATGTCTGTTTCTGCAAATGGTACATTTTTTAGAACAGATAAACAATCTGTATTATCTATTATCTTAGATAAATGGTTTAGTGAAAGAGTAAAGTATAAAAATGCTATGAAAAAAGCATATAAAGCAGGAAATGCTGAATTGGGTACTTCATTTCATTTAAAGCAGTATACAATGAAAATTTTGCTAAATAGTTTATATGGTGCAACTGCATTACCTACATTTAGATATGCGATGAATAAAGCCATATTAAGTGAAGCAATCACTTTAAGTGGTTGGAGAATTATCCAGGAATCGGCTTTAGCAGCAAATAGACATATTAATAAATTAATGAAAACAGAAATATAATGGCACTCTCCCCCCAATCAATAAGAAAAAATGTTCAAATTAAATTTGATGGTAAAATAGTAGATAAAAAAACAGTACTAGAAAAAAGTGAATCTTGGACAGAAAAGCAAATAATACTATTTAAAAAATTTCTTAAACAAGGTGGGAAATGTAAAATACAAGGCATATTGATTGAAGTTATTCCTCCTGATCAGTTAGTAACTTCAAAAGGTGAAAAACCTGGGGGGATAATAACAGTACCTGGGATTGATCAAAGATTTTAAAATGAAACATATAGAAGACGTACCATGGATGATTTGTGATGAAGGAGATGTAAACTACTGTGCTTATGTAGACACAGATAGTAACTATTTTCATGCTGAACCTATCTTAAAACACTTCTACCCTGATTTTGATGAAATGTCTGATGAAGATAAGGATGAAAAACTTGAAAAAGTAGCTCTTAAATACCAAGACATCATTACAGATTCTTATAATACACTAGCTAAAGAATGCTTTAATGTACCTACACATAGACTTGAAATGAAGACTGAATGTGTAATTAGATCAGCTTATTTTAGAAAAACTAGAAGGTATGCTCAATGGATTACTAAACAAGAAGGCATAGTAAAAGAATCACTTGATATAAAAGGTCTTGAATTTAAAAAAGCCAATTTCCCACCTGTATTAGGTAAGTTTTTTAAAGATATTTTAATTGATGTTTTGAAAGGTTCTACACAAACAGATGTAGATCAAAAAGTTAAGGAATTTAAAAATCAAATACTAAATGGAAATATACCTTTAGTTAAATTAGGTAACCCAACAGGGGTAAAAACATTAAATAAGTATATGGGGCGCAAACCTAAAGCAGGTGAAATGTTTACTCAAATGCATAAAGGTGCCCCTGTAAGTGCTAAAGCAGCTGCTGTGTATAATGATTTAATTAGGTTTTGGAAGTTAAATCAAAAACACTCTTACATAGCACAAGGTGATAAAATTAAATATATCTATTTAAAACCAAACCCATACCAGATAGATACATTAGGGTTTTTAGATTTTGATTTACCTGAAAAAGTAGTAGAGTTTATGGAAAAATATGCTGATAGACAGAAAATATTTGATTCTATATTACTTAATAAATTAGAGGGTTTTTATGATGATTTAGGTTGGTCATTAAATTTAAATCCTTATAAAGATAAGTTTTTTAATTTTAGTTAGGTTATTTTATAAAAAATTATTATATTTAAATATGGTTAATAAGTTAATTTTACAAAGTGTTATAAACAAATATTACCTTGGTGAGGTAGAATCTGTTAAATGGAAAATAAAAGATAAAGTCTTAACAGTAGATTTTATGTCTATAAATAAAGAAGTAATAGGAAATGTTACTCACACTGATATTGATATTGAAGATAGTAATTTAGCAATTTTTGATACTAAAAAACTATTAAACCTAATAAACATTACCTCAGGTGATTTATTAATTACATTAGAAAAAACTAAAGCTATATGCACTAAATTATACATTGCAGACAGTGATTTTAATTTAACTTATGCTTTATCTGATCCTTTACTTATAGCTAAACCTGGTACTGTAGATGAAGTAAAATGGGATGCAACTTTGCCTTTAGAAAAAGAACAAGTAGATAATTTAATTAAAGCTAAATCTGCTTTAGCAGGTATAGGAAATATGACTTTATCACCTGATAAAGATTTGGATGGGGGTGATTTATGTGTTGTTACTTTTGGAGATGAACAAGGACATAATAATAAAATTGTTTATAACTTAATAGGTGATATAAGACAAGCAGATGTAAGTATCCCATTTAATTCAGACATGTTTAAAACTATTTTAAATGCAAATAAAGATTTAGAAGAAGGAACTTTATATTTAAGTTACCAAGGTTTACTTAAATTAGAATTTAAATCTGAAAATACTACAAGCACTTATTATATGATTCGTAAAGAAGAAAGTGCTTTTTAATATGTATTAACAAATAACATTGTAGCTAGAGCACAAGTTATACTTTTATAAATCTGAGCAGCTAAGGCGCTTACAATAATTAATGATATGAGTACATTAGAACACACC